CACTAAGAGTGGTGCAGATTTTGTATAGACATCTAATTAATTTAAACAGGAGTAACAGATAATGTCATTTTGGACCGAAGTGGGTGGTAAAGACCCAAAAAGAAATTTTAGATTTAGAGTAACAATTGGAGGCTTTACAAGAAAAGTGTGTTGGTGGGCTAAAAAAGTTCAAAAGCCAAACTATTCAATTGCTGAAGTGAAACACGTATATCTAGGACATACTTATTATTATCCTGGAAAACTAGAATGGCAAGAAATCACAATGGCTCTTGTCGACCCAGCTGAACAAGGAGAAAGTGGTGTTGATGCCCTTAGGGATTTAAATAAAATAATTGAAGCATCAGGATATGAATTGCCAACTGCTGCTGCTAATACAAAAACAATGTCAAAAGACAAAGCTTCTGGGGCACAAGGTGGTCTAGGTTCTGTCATGATTGAACAATTGGATGCAGATGGCAATCCTATAGAAACTTGGACTCTTAAGAACCCTTTCCTTAAAAAAGTTTCTTTCTCTGAACTGGACTATGAAAATGATGATCTTACAACAATCGACATTGCTTTAAGATACGACTGGGCTGAATGTGTAATAGCAGGAAGTGAAGACGCATTCTTTAACTCAGCAGTTCCTCAAAAATAATAGGATAATATATGTCTTGGTGGACTGAAAGTACTACAACACCTAAGAGGAAATCTTTATTTTACGTGAAGATCTCCTCTAAGTTCTTTTTGCCCTTTGTTAAGACATGCTCAAAACCTTCGGCCAATGTTGAGACAAAAGAGTTTAAACTTATAAACCATTATATTAAGTATCCGGGTCTTGTAAAATGGAATCCAATAACCATAACCATGGTTGATATGAACGGATCGAAAGAAAAAGACACAATTGACACAGCAACGGTTCTTTGGAGAATGCTAAAACATTCGGGTTACAATTTTCCTAATATGGCAAAGGGTCCTCTGGATTACAAAGGAAGTCCAAATCTTAGCGAACTAACAACAACAGAGAAAGAAACAATGTTGGTTGGTGGTTTTGGACCAGGTTTAACGGGTACGTGGAAAGAAGGTAACACAGATTTGACCATATATCAAGTTAACCCTGAAGGAAAAACTGTTGAACAGTGGACTTTAAAAAACCCAATTATAAAATCAATAAAATGGGGAGACCTGTCTTATGAAGCAGACGAACCCGTTGAGTACACTTTAGAAGTAGACTATGACTGGGCTGAGATAGAGCACAAGCCAAAAGGAAGCCCAGCAATAGGAAAACACTATCAAAACTTTATGAAAGGTCTTATTTCTCAAGAAGCCGCAATTGCCGAAGACAATGATAGGAAAGAAGCTGCTATTGCAAGAGGCAGAAAAGCTGCTGCTGAAGAATTCAATACTGGGTTTGGTATGGGAACAGATAGAGGCTTCTTTATTTCACAAATTACAGGTGAAGATGCAGGGACAATAGGGGACGAAATAGTATTTGAACCTATAGGTGAGAAAGAAGCAGGATTAACCAAAGAAGAAAGAGGAATAATAGAAGAAGGTGAAGTTCCTGGTGGTTCAGTTGACGAATAATAATTTAACACGAGGTAAAAATGATAAGAAAAAATGAAGACCGAACAGGTCCCAGAGCAACAGCAGCAGATGAAATCCCCGCTGATGTAAAACAAATGCTTAACCCAATGGATTTCGTTGCACCAACAGATTTTGTTGAACTCCCATCAAAAGGACAGTTTTATCCCGAAGGACATCCCCTTTGCGGAAAAGACACAATTGAAATCAAATATATGACAGCAAAAGAAGAAGATATTCTTTCTTCAAGAACTTTAATAAAAAAAGGAGTTGCTATTGAACGTCTTTTAGAATCAATTATAAAAGACAAATCAATCAACGCTTCCGACTTATTAATCGGAGACAGAAATGCTATCCTAATCAAGGCAAGATCTTCTGCTTATGGTCATATGTATAAAGCAAATGTTAATTGCCCTAATTGCGGAGCACAAAACAAAAAAGCTTTTAATCTTTTGGAACCAAAAGTATCTCACGGAGACAACCCAGAAAACCACGGAGTTGAAAAACTCGAGAACGGAAGATACAAATACGAACTACCATTTTGTAATCTGTCTATTGAGTTCCGCATGCTTAACGGAAAAGACGAAGCAAAGCTAATAAAGATTGTTCAACAAGACAGCAAAAAAGAATCTCATGCTATGTCTCAACAAATTGCTTCCGTTATCCAATCAGTTAATGGATACGAAGAAAGAAACGTTATTGATTACTTTGTTCTCAATATGTTAGCCGGTGACGCTAGAGCATTTAGAAAAATCTTAAAAGCTTTAACACCAGACCTAAGAATATCAAGCCACTTTACTTGCACCTCCTGTGATCATGAACAGGAATTGGAGGTGCCTTTCGGGGCAGACTTTTTTTGGCCTGACCGAGGAATATAACGAACATATGTACGAACAGTTCTTTATGCTTAAGCATTATGGCGGATGGTCTTTGTTTGAGCTCTATAACTTGCCTGTTGGTTTAAGAAAGTGGTGGCTCGAAAGAACCATCAAAGAATACGAGAAAGAAAAAGAACAAGCAGAAAAAGCAAGAAGATAAAGGTGCCCGAAAGGGCATTTTTTTTTGAAAACTAATTACCATAAAAGAGGGTTTACTTGTGAGTTGGAATTTAGAACCAAGAATATTACGCATGCCAGCGGATGGAGATGATGCCGGAGGTATGGGATATGATTTAGACGCTGTTTTAGCTGCTCAAGGTCGATTAATTGAACAGCGGATGCAACTGAATCAGTTAGAAAAAGAACGTGCCGAGTTCTTGGGTAACCAATTAGAAGCAACAAGAAAACAAATAACCATGACTGAGGATAGAATTAATCAGTCAAAATTTCTTGTTGACCAAATGAAAGATGAAAAATTATCTGCCATGGACCAACTTGCACTAGCAGAAAAACTTGGACAACAAACAATAACAACAACAGAAGCTCTAGGAAAACTTGGTAGTAAAACTGCTGTTCAGTACGAAACGATGATGCAAGCCTTCCAAGACCGCCTTGAAAAAGTAAATAATGACATAAAGGCAAGTGTAAAAACGGGCGAAGATTTAAAAAAGCTACAAAAAGAAAGATTAGAAATATTAGAAGAAATGCAAACCGGTCAAGAACAATTTGTTGGTAAGTTGCAAGATGCTGAAAAATCTGGAACAAAAATAGCCGGAGCACTTGGAGGAGTTGCATCAAAGCTTGGTATGAGTGCTAAGTTTTCTGATACCATGGCTGGTAAAATGGGAGACTTTTATGCTGAAATAAACGAAGGTTCAGGTTCTTTAACTGATTTGACAGAAATGATGGGATCAGCAGCTGTTCAAGATATCGCAGCCGGAGCAATAGCTTCTCTTATAGACAAAGTCATAGACCTTGCCATAGAAATGGACAAGACCTCCAAGGAATTTGAAAAAGCAAACGGATTTACACAAGGATTCGGATCAGAAATTTCTAGAGTATCAGGGGATTTAATATTAGCTGGTATGTCAGCAAAAGATGCTTCTGGTGCTATGCAAGGCTTGGTAAACAATTTCTCCGCATTCAATCCTCAAGCAACACAATCTAATGTAAATCTAGCAAAAAATGTTGCAATGATGAATGCATTCGGTGTTTCAACTGAGGCTTCAACAAAAATGCTTGATAATTTTGTTCGAGCACAAGGAATGACAGCAGAAGCTGCAACCAACATGGCTTTAAAAGTATCATATGCTGGAGAGTCGATTGGGTTTTCTGCTGCAAAAATGTCAGCTGACTTCAATGCAACTTATGGAACACTTTCTCAGTTTGGAGATGGATCAACGGAAATCTTTTTGGACTTACAAGCTCAAGCAAAAGCCACAGGTGTTGCCATAGGGGAACTAGTAAAAGTTGCACAAAAATTTGACACTTTTTCTGATGCAGCTACGACAGTATCACAACTCAATACAGTGCTTGGAACAAACCTAAGTGCCATGGAATTGATGAATGCTGATTATGATGACCGACTTAATTTATTGAGAGAAGGTATAGGCCTAGACGGACAAGCATTTGAATCCCTTGATCGTTATACAAAAATGTATGTACAAAATGCTCTTGGTGTATCATCAGCAGCCGAAGCTCAAAAGTTGTTGAACATGAATACAGCAGAGTACACAGGTTACAAACAAGATATGGAAGCTGCTCGTATGTCTCAAGAAGAACTAAACCAAGCTGTTGTTGCTGCTGTTCCTATAGCAACAAAGTTGGCCAATGCTTTAACTTCTGTCGCTGCTGTATTAGTTCCTCTTGTTGAAGGAATTGCATTGTTGTTTGATTTATTAAGTGAGTTGGATGGCTTAACTAAAGGAACTCTAATCCCTTCTTTAACAACCCTTGGGCTTACTTTTTTAGCCACAAAACTAGCAGCAACTGGACTGGCATTTGCTGTTGCCAGAATTTTTATGCCTATTGTTGCTGGGATG